TGTCAAGTAATCTGAAACTTGTGTGTATGTCTCAAATGTCAAATTAGTAGAAGACTCTTGTACATTAACTACGATTGTGGATGTATCTATTGTAGAATCAGGAATATCAAACGTCAACTTTGGATTCGTAGTCCTATTAACTGTAAAACTATATGATGCAGAAGTGCCTTGAATGATACTAACATCATCGAAGATTGCCGTATTTGCAGTTACATTCGTTGTATATGAATCTGTTGTGACAAAAGTATAATTGACTGAATCAATTGCCTGAGAAATGAATGGCGTAAATTTAGGCAATGTCAGAGATGCATCAGATACACCATTAACTGTAATCTTAACAGTTGCGCGTGGTGCAGACGCAGAGGATGGCATATAGTTCAACAACTTCGCATGAGAAATTACAGAGTTTCGTTGTACTGCCGAGTCAAGAAACATCTCATTTGCAACCATATTTAAATAGTATGCATTGTATTGAGTATTGTATGCAAGTAGGTCAATTAGAACAGATAGTGCAGATGCATCATAGTTATAGTCTTTAAGTTTGTCCTGTTGTTGTAGGAACGTCTTAAAACTATCTTTAATAGAATTAAAGTCTAGATTGGTAATTTGAAGACCAGAGTTTGCTGATGCCATTATCGTGTTCGCTCTAAGATAAGATTGACTGATGTTGTTTGTACATTATTACCAATATAGAATTCAATCGTTATTGAATATGCATTTTTATCTATGTCCTCGTCAATAGTAACCTGAACGAGATTTACTCTTGGTTCATGATTCGTTATAACTGATTCTATCTCTGTCTTTAATGTTGCCGCGGTGATTGGACTAATTGGTTCGAATAATAGTTGTTCAATACCAGATCCCAGATTTGGTTGAAATGGTCTCTCATAGTGTTTAGTCAGAAGTAAATATCGGACAGCTCGTACCACAGCCATGTCATCATAACTGAGTGCAATGTCATTCCGACCAGGAGTTTTAGTAAAACTAAAGTCCAAATCAGAGTAAAGTTTTGTTAGTGTGGTTGCCATCTTTTATTTATTCAAGTAATTCTGGCTTTTAGTTTGTCTGTTCCAATTAATGTTTTTGCTAGATATTTCTCTGTTTCACCCATTCCTGAAAACTTTTTGACAGAATTTAAATCAGCAACGATGACATTTGATTGATTAAAAAAGTTCACATCTGATGATTGCTTTCCGGACATATATGTGTTTATTGTATTCAGATTGGTAGCAATTGTGGTAGCTAAACCGGCAGAAAGATTACTCTTTTTAATCATAAGTAACGGATCTATCGGATCTGCTTCATAATAAATCGTATTTGCTACGATATTTGGATAAGTTTTAATTGTTGTGTAGTAATCGGCAAGATTATTCGCAGTATATAGACTACTGAAGTTTCCAATGATAGGTGCATTATTTGTTACGCCATCACTTTGATAACACATATATGAAACGGTTTTAGCAACACTTATTGCTGAAGAATAGTGTGGTAATCCAGCAGTATCAGCGTTAGGTTCAACAATACCAGATAATCTATTTGTGTGTGCGAGAAAATTATTAGCAACATTTACTAGATTGTTCGCAGAAGTCGCAACTGTAATTATATTAGCAACACCGCTACTGTTTGAAAATACTTGTGTTGAAATTGAAAGAATCAAATTGGCTGAATTTGCAACTGGATTGACATAGTATCCACCAATATTATTGTTTGCGATATCTTGGTATTGCCAGTCAGATAATAATTTCGGAACAACACTCATGTGTTTAATTGTGGAATTCGAATATGCAGTAACGTTATTATTCAAATCCGTTGGAAAAGACAATCTACCAAAAACACTTGCCATAATATAACCTCAAACCATATTAATTAAAGGAGGACCAGTCACAGGTTTTGTAGCTGGATGAAGATGTGCATTGAAAACAGTTGTATTAACAGTATCTGTCATCATAACTGCTGTCATTAATCCAAAGTTTCCAGATGGTGCATTTACTGATGTTACTGCATTAACAGATATACCTGCGTTTATCATACCAATACAATTTATCTGTGTAGGAATTGCAACAGGTATACCAATCGCCAAACCACCAGTTACTGATACAAAACCTAAAGGACCTGCACTAACTCCTGCCAATGCATCAATTCTTCCACTTGATGTAATCTTGTCTGCCGTTATTTCACCATCGACGTTCAAATCACCTCTGAGTGAGATAACATCACCCGCGGTTAATTTAAGTGATCCTAATAACGTTGCACCTGCACGAATCTCCATATCATTCTTTGCAGTAATGTTTGCAATACCATTAACTAATTTAGAATAATTGCCACCAACTTTTAAGTCGTAATTACCTTCAACATACTCTGTCTTATCACCTTTGACATGAATATTAACATCACCTTCAACATTAATATTACATGATCCTTTAACTAAAACATTCTTATCTTGAATTGTAATTTCATAACCGTTACCATATACTTTATGCACTTCTGATCCATCAGGATGCATTTCAATAAAAGTACCTGTTCTATGTTCTATACGAACACGTTCTCTATTTGGAGTATCATCCAATTGAATAGAATGACCAGATTCACCATTCCATGTCGCATTATATGGATACATTGGTGGGAATTCTTCACTCGCTGGCGATTCAGGTTCTGACCATCCATCCCAAAAGTCTGGTTTATTTGCCATTTACTTCCTCACGGTGGCGTAGTATTTGCCGAATCAAATCCAGCATTTAAACTAACATCTTGATTAACATATGTGTCTGTGATGTATGCTGATAAACTATCAACATTTGCAGTTGATGGTGAATTAACAACTGCAATTAAAGAAGCAGGAACATTAGCGTCTGCGACTTTTTTATTGATAGTGGAGAGTGCTGCCTCTGATGCTAGGGCTATAGTTTCTACGACTCCAGAAATCTGATTTGCCACTCCACCAACCGCTGCAGCAGCTGTTGCGACCACTGCACCGGGTAGTGCAGCGACTTGTGCTGCTGCATTTTTAACACCATTTGTGAAATTGACAAAACATTCTTGAATTAAAGCAAGAACTTTTGCCGGTAATGTTGTGATAAAGCTAATGATTTCTTGAATTTGAAATATTAAAGTCTCATACAATATTGCCGCGGCAATATATTCAGCAACCTCTTTTAATTTCTCATTAATTAATCTAATGTATTTCTTTGCGACAGATACTGCTGATGATACTAATCCAGAAGGATCAAAGTTTAGTGCTACAATAATTCCTTTGATCGACAATCTAAATGCATCGATTGCCTGACCAATCAATGAACGAATAAGTGCTGCTGCAGCATTTCTACTATCAGCAATCGATTTCTTTATCAGAGTTACCGGATTATCAATCACACCTAGATTAAAATCTGTATTTGCATTAATTGTAAACTTAAAGTCACACGAATGTGCCAAGTCACTATTAGTTTTTGCAATAACAGTACCACCCATAAATGATCTTGAGATGGGTGGTGTTGTCTGAGCACCAACTGCACTAAAAGATACACCATCTGGTAAATATGGTATTAGAGTATTCCTAGTTTCAACTATCGTACTCTGAATTCCATTAATTGCATCGGCTAATGTTTGTGCCATAGTTAAGTTTCCTGAATAGTATCATTAAATTGTGGTGAGAAACCTTTAGATGAATTAAAGTTGACTTTCAATCCTGGCAAACAACCCATCACAACAGGTGATTGTCCACCCATACCATCAGTAAAGAAACCAATAACCCATTCACCTAGAACAGGTGTTGAGAATATTTTAGTACCACCAGTCACTGGATGCATTGGCAATGCCCATGGTAAATCATCTGTTGGAATTAAATTTAAATCGTCGGTGTGCCATCCAAAGATTCTGACTTTTAGGCGCCCTAATTTTAGTGGATCATCTCGCCTTTCAACTACACCCATCCACCAAACAAAACCATCATGTCCCATTCTATTACTAAATGTCATAGATTTATCACCTTACTTATTGAGTTGTCATCATATGTTGATGCTGCTGCACCAAACGAATCTTTTGCCACTTCTAAGATTGTCTCATATTTATTGTTGACACCAATAGTGTGTCTCACGGATGTAATTATATATGTGCCAGAATGATACTCATCTTTTTCACCAGCATTGTTTCCTGATCCATCTGGTCCTCTTTGAGATGGCAATATAACCTCAACCTTAGTACCAATTGTCAGATTAGGATCACCAGACAATAGAATTCTGACTCTTGAATAGTTAAGTAGTGCGAGTTGTGCTGTTCTATTTGGCACCCATATCTCTGCCCTAATATCATTTGCAACACCATGTTGTAAAGAACCATTAGTAACAAGAGGAAGTTGTTTATGATTAGAGTTTGTAGTTAAAACTTTGAATACTGAATCATAACTTTCATTTGCTCTTTTACCTAATCTATTCTGTATATTACCAAGAACTGAACCTTCATTTAATGCAATTCCTTTTTTAAAGTAATTCATATAATCAAATGTTGTCGCATTATACGTTCTCGCCAAAGGATCAATAGTTAATACTTTATTTGCAAACACACCCATCGTTGTTCCATACAGCGAATCAAAAGTATCAAGAATATTATATGACTTGATACCAATCAGCCCAATACCAAGTTCTTTAGATGCACCATCATCACCAACGTTTCTTGGTGTGTACTTATATCTTGCGTATGTTTCCCGTCTGAATAGATTTTGAAGTGATACGAAATTAAAACCTTCTGCATTCTCAAAGAACACATAATCTGCACCTTCACCTTTAAGGGGTAGTGCATAGTTTGCCAACCAATTAATCAACTCAAATGGTTTTTTATATCCCAAAACAAAATCGTATAGGCCTTTTGTTCTTCCAACAAGAACTTTTCTTTGTGATCCATCACTAATCTGCATCTGTTCAGTTAATATATTGTATACAATTGATGAGATTTCTTGACCAGGATATGATTTACTAATCTTCATCTGTTCTGATAGAAACAATTCTTCTGAACAGAAATGTAGTGTGTAGTTCTCACTCAAATTATTTTGAATAACTCTTTCGCCAATACGAAAAACTCTAAAGTATTTGTCAATCTCATATGCAGATTGTTGACCTTTTTTGAATTTGAGATGAATGAATTCTGATCCATTCATACCCAATCTATCTACCATCGAGATAGAATCGCTGATTAAAATCATACCAGTAATCGTACCGCG